AAATCCAAACTAACATGAATAATTTTAAAATTGGATATGTTGATACTGATCCTGATACTGGAGAAGAGAACCCTTTCGTTAAAATCTGTGAGTGTGAATATGAATGGGCAGCCAATTGGCTAACCGAAACCCTAAATAAGGACCTATTTAATAATGGAGAACCTAATCGAGAAATAAAGATAGAACATGAAAATACTTAGACCTGAAGTAGAAGCCTGTATTGTAAATGGAGGCGGAATGCAAGACATGTTTGATAATGTGATAAAAGTCCTATTTAATATCACAGATGATGAATATGATTTTATTGCAGAAAATGCTAATGACGACGAGATCACAGTTTTTTTGACTGCCCTTGGCAACATAGAAGCCGGTTCAAGTTTTACGGAAAGACGTCGGGCTCTTGAGCTTAGGAATAGGCTACTTGATCGACTAACCCAGGAGAAAAATTCATAATTATCGTGAAAGAGATAGAATCTAAAATAGAACGTCTGACCTCTACCTATTCTACGATTGAAGATGCAATCCATGCACAGTCGGAGAAAGTCGAGCTTCTTATCTCAATACATAGAACCTATAACTCTACTGAATTTACCCTAGAGAGATCGATATTCATTGAGAGACAGGCTCTGATTGAGTTAAAGAAGATAAAGGAAATTAATCCTAATACTGATATCGTACCGACTAGGGTTACATGGCATACCTGGATCAGAAAAAAATTTAGATTTTTGTTTTAATAGTGATTTTTAATTAGTATTATAACAATATACAACAGTTCTTTGAAATATTAAAATACTAAAACATGTGTTGTTCCCTTGAGAAAGGAAGACTAGCTATAAACACATAGAAACAAGTTAAAGAGTATAGATACTTAATCCTTAAGTTTATATGCTGGTTTACTACAACACAGAGATTCTCAACCTCAACATAGTCAGGTGGCTAAAAGGTAGAGCCTAAATAAGACCAATGGGGCAAAAAGACAACTACAGGTTCGAATCCTGTCCTGACTACGATGAACAACACGGTGGCTTCGTGTTAAAATGATGGATAACGTGCCAGTGATAACCAATGGGATTGTTTTTAACAATGTACGTGTCACAAAAAGAGTCCCCATTAGGAAGGAAAGTTCTCGCAAACCTACTTAGACTTTGTAAAGTAAAGTCAACATGGTCAGGTGGCGCGGTGGTATGACGCTCCATTTAATTGAATGGACTCCTTAAGGAATAGAATGAACTCGAGATAGTTTTATTCTGGAGGTTCTCAGGTTCGAATCCTGTCCTGACTACAAAATCCTGCTTATTGACTGATGAGTGAAAGACCTCAAAATTACAATAAGGTGGTTGACAGCTGGAAAGACAGCAAATATGGCTCTATAGCATAACGTGGGTAGCTCCCAGCAGTCGCGAGTGGGTAAATGATGATAGATTGTCCGTAGCACTCCTTAATACTAGGATCGGAGGAAAAGGTTAGGGCATTCTATATGTAGTTTACAAGGTGGGTTCGATTCCTACTAGAGCCACAAAGTGTTCTCCCTTGAGAAAGGATAAAGAATGTACTAAGCTGATTGCAGTAATGCATGTAATACCTGTACGGAACATAGAGGACTTCTCATCCTCAACTTGCGCGAGTGGTGGAATTGGTAGTCACGCTGGTCTTAGGAACCAGTGCCGAGAGGCGTGTGGGTTCGAGTCCCACCTTGCGTACAGGCAGAAGCTCAACTGAAGAAAAAATAGAGCTGATAGTCAGGTGGCGGAAGGGTAGACGCGCAAGTCAGTGGGGTAATTCCTAACGGTAAAGACGGATACTTGATGTTACAGGTTCGAATCCTGTCTTGATTACGATGTTGGGTAGCTCCCAAATGAACTTAGGGCGGTATCGGGCTAGCCTAAGAGAGATTGAAAAAAAGCCCGTACATAGTCAGGTTGGTACAAGGTCGGTTCGAGTCCGATGGAAGGTCGTGGATGTCGGGTAGCTCCCTGTATCAAGGTTCGATTCCTTGACTGACTACGCAAAAAACACGGATGGAGTTTCCCTACCCTCGTATTTCAACGTAGATGGGTTTTAGAAGTTCGGTTAGTCAGGTGACGGAATTGTCATGGTGCTGGGATAAAAACTGGCAGCAGACATCGGTAGACGTAAAGAATGGGTGGATAGCGTGCCATTGGGGAAGAACCAAGAAAGTTACGCGCTGCAGGTTCGAGCCCTGCCCTGACTACACCGTTTACTTGATTCCTGGTAGTAGAGTAAAGACCATTGGAGAATTCGGGATATCTCGCGAATGGTGGTGTAAGGTAAGAGGAACTTACAACGGTGGAGTACCGGAAACAAAAGAAACGAAGCGCATGGGTGATCATGCGTTGAGCTCAAATCTCCACCATAATAGTCAGGTGGCGTGTTGGCATACGCACCGATCGTAAGGGAGATATCAGGTTCGATTCCTGTCCTGACTACTAACAAATAAAAAAAGAATGAAGTATTTTAAATTATTCTTGATGTGTCTTGGATTTATCGTAATCACATCAATGTTTGGCGAATGGATCGTCAGTCGAGAAGTTAATGGGTTCCTCCAGCTTTTAAGTTTCGTTGGGGTGTGTGGGATCTTTATTTATATAGTAAACGAAACAATAAGTATTTTATTTAAAAACAAAAAACAAAATGATTAGTACCGTAATTTTTTTAGTAGGATTAGTAATTGCCGGATTTATGGCATTTACGACAAGAGATGCAATGTATAGTGTAGGAAAAGATCGTTGGGGCGATGACAAAGAAACCCTAAATATGAGATGGTTGTTCAAACCGCTTGGCATCCTGATAGGAGGTTTATTAATTTCAATATTTCAACCCTTTGCATTAGACAGAGTAGATGCAGGTCATGTCGGTATTAAAGTTAACTTGACTGGTGATAATCGCGGAGTATCAAGTTATGAATACAAGACGGGTTGGGTGATGTATAATACCTGGACTGAACAGATGTTAGAGTTTCCAACATTCCAGCAGCATATTGAATACAAGGATCAGCAAGTGATTACTAAAGGCGGATTTGCAGCAACAATTAAACCCTCTTTCAACTATTCCTTAAAACCTGCAGCAATTGGCAACATGTTTGAGAACTTACGACTAGATATCAAACAGATCGAACAAGGCTGGCTGATGAATGCTATTGTATCTTCAGTAAATGACGTAGCCAATAAATGGGAAGTTGATGCCATCTTTAATAATCGCGAACAGTTTGAAGCGGCAATCGTAACTGAGTGTAACAAGCGATTAGCTAAGTGGTTCACAGTATCGCAGCTAAGAACAAATATCATACCTCCAGCATCATTACAAAAAGCAATTGAGGGTAAAACAAAGGCGGTTCAAGAAGCACAAGCTGCAACGCAACGTAAATTAGTTGCAGAAGCAGAAGCCCAAGAAAAAATTGCAATCGCAAAAGGTGACTCAGCAAAAGTTATTATTGACGCACAAGCGTTGGCATTGGCTATGAAAATTAAACAAAAAGAGATCACACCTCTGTATGTAGAATACCTAAAAGCACAAAGTTGGAATGGGGTATTGCCAAGCACAGTAGCTGGTGGTTCTGGAACATTCCTAAACATTAAATAATTTGGGGTAGGGCGACTAACATTACCTCAGTTTTCAAACAAAAAGCGCGGTTGGTCAGGTGGCTGTAATTGGTAACACGCTCCTAATTTAGATATGGTGAATGCCAGGAGAGAGTACAGGTTCGAATCCTGTCCTGACGACAAAAATATGGCTCATCAAGTCGATGCTTATGGATCACTTGATGAGCGATATGATCTATATATAGACAATATGTGATCCATAAGTAACAATAAATCTACTTGTCAATAAACATAAATTTGTATCAATAAACTAGTATTGTTTATTGATACAAAAACGGGTTTATTATGTAAGATATAGATGATTTCTGGACACAGATATCAATTGCAACGAGATAAATAATAAAAATATCTTATTGGGTTGGCACCTTTTCTTAAACTTGTAGCATCATCTGCAAAAAAACTTTCAAGTTTTAAAATTTCTGGTATTATTGCGCTTTCAATAATGTCAATATTTTTTACGTTAAAGACCTTTGTTACACTTGATATACTTGAATATTCACGAACTATCGGATTTATTGAATACTTGTGCTTTATTTCTTTTTGTATACCTGGATACTTTATAGTAAAACAGTTTTTAGACACTAGAAAAGAAATAAATCAATATGCACTTGATGAATTTAAAACTTTTGTGAACACAGCAGTTCTTGTTTCAATGGCTGATGCTAAAGGCAAGATCACCTATGTAAATGATAAATTCACAAAGGTTTCTGGCTGGAGCCTAGAAGAAGTTCTAGGTCAGGACCACTCTATCGTAAATTCAGACACTCAGCCAGAAGGATATTGGGGACAAATGTATGCTGATGTCCTAGCTGGAAAAATATGGAATGATGTTGTAACAAATAAAGCAAAGGGCGGCTCAGTATATTATGTAGATACTTATATTAAAGCACAGTTCGACCTTTCTGGTAAACTTGAAGGATTTATGTCAATTCGTCAAGACGTTACTGATTTAAAAAGAACTGAAAATGAAATATCTAATCGAATGAATGCGATTAACCGGTCAAATGCGGTTATTGAATTTGATCTAGATGGAAACATAAAATTTGCAAATGATTTATTCTTAAAAACGTTAGGTTATTCTTCACATGATGAACTTGTTGGAAAACATCATAGCATATTTGTGGAAGATGACTTAAAGGATACCCGAGAGTATTTAGACCTTTGGGAGAATTTAAAATCCGGTAAATTCTTTACAGGTGAAGTTGCTCGAAAGAAAAAAGACGGATCAATTGTCTATCTTCAAACAACATATAATCCAATCATAGGTGAAGATGGGCAGCCTTATCGAATAATGAAGATTGCAACTGATATTACTAAGAGTTATAATCAGCAAGCTGAAATTGAAAAAAAGAATACTTATCTTGAGCATGCCGCAAAAATCTTACGTCATGACATGCATAGTGGAATCAATACGTATATTCCTAGAGGATTAAGTTCATTAGAGAGAAGATTAAGCGAGGATCAGGTAAAAGATCTTAAGATTGAATCACCGTTAAAAATGATTAAAGAAGGGCTAAGACACACGCAAAAAGTATATAAAGGAGTTTATGAATTTACTAATCTTGTAAAAAAGGACATTGTTTTAAATAGAGTTGACTGCAATATTAAGGACATTCTTGGAGACTATCTTTCCTCGACTGCATATCAATCACAAGTAATAATTTCAGACTTAGGTCAATCTAGTGTAAATGAAGCTCTCTTCTGCACTGCACTGGATAACCTAATTAGGAACGGGTTAAAATATAACGATAGCCTCACTAAGTGGGTAAAGATCTCAAGAGAAGAAGATTTAATAATTATTGAGGATAATGGTCGAGGCATGAGTCACGAGGATTTTAAACTCTTGTCTCAACCTTATACTCGAAGGGAGGGACAGAAGGAAAGTGGAACCGGTCTAGGTTTAAATATATGTGTTGCAATACTTGAAGAGCATAAGTTTTCAATCACGTGTAGTAAATTACCAGAAGGCGGAACCCGACTAAAAATAAATATTAAAAATGATTGATTCTATTTTATTAGTGGATGATGAGAGCTTATTCCACCTAGTGTTTGAAGATGCGTGTAGTCTATTAGATATCTCGTTATCTTTAGAAAGCATTGACAGTTCAGATGAGGCTGCTCGAATGTTTGAAGAGTGGCAAAAAAATCCAGAAGGCAAACCCGAATGTGTGTTTGTTGACCTAAATATTATAGGTTCATCATATGATGGAATAGAACTTATTCGCAAGATTAATTTTGAATATGGTAATCATGTAGTGATTGGAATCATTTCCTCTTCAAACGAACCAGAAGAGCAGGCCAAGGCTATTCAGGCCGGCGCACAGTTTTGGATTATTAAGTCAGATGAGATTGAGCCTCGACTAGAAGAATTTAAAAATGATTATGAATCATATCGAAATAGAACTGCCCCATTTAAAATATACAAATAATGAAATTTTGTAGAGAAGACATTGATTCGATAATTGCTCTAAAAAAGAAAAACATTTATTTAGAAGGAAATATTATCAAGCTCATTGAGTCAGATGATGAAGACTTTACTCAATATTTAGCTGAGGCTCTTTCCAAAGATCGAGAGAATCGTAAACGTCGACTTACTATTACAAAGCAGATACAGGGTCAAAATTATGAACTAATTGAGCAGAAGAACGAGAATGAGAGATTAATGGAGGAATTAAGGGAGACTCTATCTGAAATGGAGGAATCTAAATCTCAAATAGAGTGTCAAAACTCTGAGCTTATCCAATGGAAAGAAAAGAACGAGATAATTGGAGAAGAATTAAAGATTGCATTACAGGACGCTGAAAAGGCAAAGGATATTGCGGAGACTGATTTAGATATGCTACAGAAGAGAACTCAATTTGAATTGATTGGCACGATTGTTAAAGTTGCTCTATATGTTATTATAGGAGTAGGTGTGACCACGACTATCCTATATACTGTTGCACTCTTTGCTGGAAAGGATACTCAAATCATAGGCTCTACTTGGAGTAATATGTTTGGTATACTATTAACTAACGCATTCTCAATAATTGGTACTATTATGGGTGTTAAATACGCTAGTGAGAAACCAAAAAAAGAATAAAAAAATAAATTAAAAATGGCTGAGAAAAAACAAACAAAAGGAAATCTATTTTTCGGATGGGAAAATATTAAGTGGCTCGTTAGAGAGATCGGAGAAATGTATTCATCCAAAAAATCATATTTCTCTAAAAAGAGAATTGAGTCGGGCATGGCGTTCATAATTGCTCAATGGGGAATGGTATTTTTTCTATTAGAGAAACACGCAGACATGACCCAATCTGATCTTGCACTATGGGCAGGTATTGAGTTTGCAGTTTCAGGATATATCATTAACCAGATCCAAAAGGAAAAGAAAGGGTCTTCGGATGAGTCTGAAAATATATAATAAAAATAATACAATAACTTATGTTACTAAAGAAAGGATCCTCTGGAGAGGACGTGAAGAAACTACAAGCTAAACTTGGAATCACAGCGGATGGATCATTTGGTCCAGGCACGGAAGCTAAAGTAAAAGAATGGCAAACTGCAAATAGTTTAACTGCAGATGGTATAGTAGGCGACGCTACTTGGGGAAAGTTGTTTGGTATAAATGACCAAATTACAGATGCAGTTACACAAGTTGTAGGATTATCCCTTGACAAGTTAGCCGGTAAGGTTCCTCAAGGAGTTTTGGATGAGCTTGCAAAAATCGCTACTCAGTTTGGAATTACCACTAACTTGAGACTTGCTCATTTTCTTGCACAGTGTGCTCATGAGTCTGGTGCATGGAAATATAAATTAGAGATTGCCTCAGGTCAAGCCTACGAGGGTAGAAAGGATTTGGGCAATACTCAAAAGGGTGACGGTGTTCGATTTAAAGGTCGCGGATATATCCAATTGACTGGAAGAGCCAATTATGGCGTATTTTCCCAGTTTATTGGAGAAGATTGCGTTGCTCAACCTGATCTAGTTGCAACAAAATATCCACTAGCATCAGCTGCTTTCTTCTTTAATCGTAATAAGCTATGGGCTATTTGTGATCAAGGAGCGACTGATGAAGTAGTGACAAAAGTCTCTAAACGAGTTAATGGTGGAACCAATGGATTAGCCGATCGTCTTGCTAAGTTCAAGACTTATTATGGACTACTTAAATAAATAACAAGGGAGACCCGTTCTCCCTTTTTTAAAATAATTCACACCGATGGAAAAAGGAGAGCGCTTCATATTCTATGGCAAATCGGGTGTGGTTAAAGGAACTGTCGCTAGTTCTTTTGAAAAGGTGACATATGATCTTAAGCACGAGGTAAAAGTCATAA